ATGCCGTTTAAGATCAGGGAGGCTCGCAAAGAAAAGGGCTATACCCAAGAGGAGCTCGCCAAGCGGGCAAATGTGTCCCGTGCTACCATCATCGGGCTTGAAAATGGCTCTGTGACGGTGACGACCACCGAAACGCTGACCAAGATTGCAGGCGCTTTAGACAAAAAGGTGAGCGATATTTTTTTAGCGTGAGAGTCTAGCAAACTAGACAATCGGAAGGTGATTATAAATTGAAAGCATCTAGCAAATACCTCCTGATGGCTGCGGCCAGTATCGTGCAGGATCTGGACGACATGAGCGCTGCCGCCGCAGGAATGGTCGTGCAGGGCGAAAAGTTTGACAGCGAATACTTTTTCTTCACGGCGTTGTCCTGCGGCCTGCACACCCTGCTGAACGCCATAAAGGGCGTTACAGATGAAGAGGAGGCAGATATCAGTGCGGCATATATTGCAGGGCATCCGTGATGATCTGGAGATCCTGTACTACCGGTTCGAGGTCTGGCGTTGCCAGCGTACCATTGACCGGTGCAACTGGGTGATCTCCATTTGCCAGCGGATCGAGCGCTGGATGGGAGGGAGTGAGGACACAAGATGGAGAGACTGACAAGCCCGCGCTGCAACGGCATCAAGACCGGCTACTGGAGCCCGGAAAACAAGGAGAAGCTGGTGCAGCGCCTTGCCCAGTACGAGGACACCGGCCTCACCCCGGAGCAGATCCGGGAACTGGCCGAAAAACACAGCATATGCCGCGAGGTTTCCGCCCGCGGCTGAAGGGAGGACAACATGAAACCGTTTATCAGACCACAGGCGGCAGTCGAATATCTGCGGGATGTCGGGTTTTCGATTGGGCGTGAGACTCTGCAGGCCGGGCTGCAGCAGCGGGTTTTCCCGTTTGGCGACTACATCCATGCACCCGTGCCCGGCGGGCAGGATGTCTATATCATCTACCCGGTGTTGCTTGCCAAGTGGGCCGCAGAGCGCAGCCCGGCAGCAAAGCCGGAGGACGCGGAAAGGATAGGAGCATGAGAGAGGACTTTAGACCGACCGTCACCGTCCGGCTGGGCGATGACGGAAACCCGGAGATCGATATTGACGGGACAACGATGCAAGCGCAGCAGCTATGTGTTGCCCTGCTTGCCGGGCTGGCAATGGAGATCGAACCGGAAAATCCCGTGGGTTTCATCACGGAGATGGCCATCAGTGCGGGCGATCTGCTGGATCGCGTGGAAACCGAGGAGGACAAAGACAATGAAACGGTATCTTAAAATCATCAGCGTGGCATTTCTGGCAGGCGTGGGCGCAGCGCGTGTGCTAGTCTGGCTGAATATGGGCATTGTGCACCTGCTGGTCATGCGGGGCGGCTGGGAGGTGGCTGCAGCGGTCAAGGCTGCGCCGTGGGTGCTTGCTGCGCTGGGCGGCGGTCTGATCCTGAGCATTGCCGGGATGCTTGCCGACAGCAAGCACTATGAGCACAGCGCCCAGAAGCAGCAGACTACCGTCAAGACCTCCAACGAGAGAAAGGCGGGGTAACATGGACGACCTGAAAGAGCTGCGCGCTTTGCGAGATCGGCTGCTGCAAACCGTTGGGTGGTACACCGGCAGAGCTGAAAACGGAAATACCGAGGTGAAAACCGATGATGTGATTCAGCGGCTGCGCTGGGTACTGAACGGTGAAGAGCCACGGCAGGGCGCATGAGCGGAAAAGACTGGATATCGTGGCCTGCGGTACCGCTGACATGATCGTCCGGTAGATGGGATATGTCAACAAAAACAGCCTTTACTCCGCAGTTACTCACTCAAAAACAAGAAAAGGGCCACTCCCACGGTACTTTTACCATGTGCAGAGGGTACGGCGGGAGTGGCTGGAAAAGGAAGGTGTTTTATGAAAATCACCATTGAAACCATCGGCGATAATCTCTCTGTCAACATTAAATCACCGGAAGGGACTTCCCGTGCCGATATCGCGTCCGTCATGAGCCTTGCACTGGCGAGCACTGTGGCCTCGGTAATCCCGGCGGATGCACCTTCTGCCGCACGCATGAAAGCTGCGTCCTCCCTTGCTGATATGATCGCAACGGCAGTGAAGCAGAATTTTTTGGAAGTCGTCACCGGCAAGGCTGGAAAGGCTGCCGTCTTTACCGACAAGGAGGCAGCTTTCCTCTCCAAACTGATGGGCTTATGACCGTGCAAAAAGAAAGAGCCTGCCCGTGCGCCAACACGGACAAGCTCAAAGAAAATATGAACAATTTTCTCCCACCAGAGTATAGCACAGATCTGGATCAGCTGCAATATGCCGGCATCCTGTACTACGCCGTGGATGGCCATGGGCACAAGTTTCAGGCCTCCACGGTACTGCGGCTGAGCGATCCGCAGTTGGGTGAGCTGATCCACTGGCTGCACTACCACCTCAAGGGCAGCAATCCGCCGCCTGCCCTGTATCACCTTGAAATGCTGCTGCAAAGCCTCGAATACCTGCGGGGCGGGCGGCACTACCTGTATAACTCGATCTATGAGATCACACGTCTGGAGGATGCTCTATGAAATGGCGCCCTAATCTGCCACGCTCTGACATTACTTCAACGCTGGCCGAATGATTTCAACCATGTGGAAGTGAGGAACCTATGATCTTTTTTATTTTTGGTATTCTGGCTCTGTTGGCAGCATTCTGCCTGTTCCGGTCTGAATATAAGGCCGCTGCCGTGATACCCGGCGCTCTGGCAGCCGTCCTGATCGTTATTTCTTGTGTCTCGTTCGTGCCGACCGGCTACACCGGCATTGTGACCACCTTTGGCAAGGTCGAAAACGGCACCAAGGACGCAGGCGTTGTGGTAAAGGCACCGTGGCAGTCCATTGTCAAGATGGATAACCGGGTGCAGGAGGTCAGCATCGACCTCTCGGCGTTCAGTTCCGACATTCAGGAAGTGGCCACCAGCGTGACGGTGGGCTACCGGATCAATCAGGCCAATGCCATGACCATCTACAAAGAGGTGGGCCGCAAGTACGAGGATGTTCTGATCCTGCCCCGTGTCCCGGAGGTGGTCAAGGCAGTTGTAGCACACTATGATGCCAGCAGTCTGATTTCCAACCGGGATGCCGTGGCAGAACAGATGGACGCGCAGCTGCGCAGTGTTTTGGCACAGTACAACATCGACCTCTCTTACATCAGCATCACGAATTTCGATTTCACGGATACCTTTACGGATGCCGTTGAAGCAAAGGTGAAGGCCCAGCAGGAAAAAGAAAAGGCCGAGACCGATGCCGAAAAGCGCCGCGTGGAAGCGCAGGCAACGGCGGACGCGGATCTGATCGCCGCAAAGGCTGAGGCCGAAAAATCCAAGGTGGCTGCGGATGCTGAGTTGTATGCCGCTCAGAAAAAGGCCGAGGCCAACGATGCTCTGACCGACAGTCTGGACAGCAATCTGCTGGAATACTACCGCATCACCGGCGTAGATGCACTGTGGGATGGCAAACTTCCCACCTATGTGGGCGGGGAAAGCAGTGTCCCCGTCCTGAACGGTCTGAGCTGACCGTGCCCTCCAATGGTGGCAGGAGGTAAAACAAGAGCCACTGCCAGCGCATAGCGCAAAGAAAGGAGCTGATCCAATGGGAAGGATGGTCACTGTTGAGGAGTGGGCTGAGATCCACGGAAAAACGCCCGCCACCGTCAGGCGTAAGATCCACGCCAACGCATGGCCCGATGCAAAGCAGGCCACACTGGACGGGAAACTGGTGTGGATGCTTGACGAGGATTGGCTGTGGCCCTGCGCCATGACCCCGACCAAGCAGGCAAAGCTGCTGTGCGAGATTCGCCGCCTGATGCCTCCCGTGGTCTACACTACCGCAGAGGATGGCACAGTGATCTGCATGGTTCCCTGCACCCATCACACCCACGTTGCCAGCGGTGTGACCGCTGACGAGATGAATGATCTGTGGAGAGCTGCCCCCCCTCAGAGGGCCGCCGCACAGGCTGCCCTGCAATACGGCTGGCTGCACCCTCTCGCAGATCCGAGATCCTACAACGAGAAAGGAGAGCGTTTACATAATGCCTACAACCACAAAAAGTAACGCCGCCCGCCGCAAGGCCCCGCAGAACGCGCAGGAGCGCCCGGCGGCGCAGGTGGTACAGTTTCCCCTGCCGTACACAAAACCCCGGCAGACGGCCCCGCAGGAGGTGCAGGTGGTGGTTTGCGAGTGCGGCCCTGATGCCGTGCGCGTCCGGTGCCTGCCTGACCCTGCCGCCATCGTCCGCATGATGGATGAAACGTTTGGCCCTCTGGGCTGGACACGCCGCTATTACTTCGCGGATGGCCGCCTCTGGTGCGGCGTGGGCGTGTATAACCCGCTTATCAACAACTATGCCGTCAAGGACGCAGCGGCCCCGGCGGGCAAGCTGCAGATCAGCAACCCGGACAAGTGGAAGGAAAACGGCAGCTTTTTGGCTGCTGCATCCCTCTGGGGTGCCGGATCTGACGTGATGGCCCTGCCATCCATGACCACGGGCGGCGCGGTCATTGAGCCGGTATACCAGCGGACAGCCAAGGGCCAGAGCGATCAGCCTACCGGCTACCGCCTGCACGGCGCTCTGACCGTGGACAAGCTGCTGTGGGCCGATGATGGACACATTATTGGCGTGCAGTTCCTGCAGGGAGAGCGCAAAGTGGTATGGCAAGCCGAGTGATCGGCAGGCTGCCGGTGGTGTACAATCCGCAATCTCACCGCATCGAGGTGGAAAACACCGCGGAATTTGTGGAAACCCAGATTTTCCAACGTTTGGATGATCTGGCCCACGGGCAGCCGCTGCGCCTGACCCTGACGGTGGAGCCGGAACACAGGGGCCGCACAACGGCCCAGAATAGCCTCATGTGGGCGTTACTCACCATCATGGCCGACCACTACAACGCCGGGCGCACCGGCGGCGTGACCCCAGAGGACTGTTATCTGGAGATGCTGGAAAAGTACGGGGCCAAGGTGGACTATCTGGAGTGCCCGGCGGGCGCTCTGGATATCCTGCGCGGCTGCTATCGGCTTGTCCATGTGGTGGAGATACTGGACGGAAACCGCTGCACGGTTAAATGCACACAGGGCAGCTCCACCTTTACCACCGGCGAAATGAAAAATCTGATTGACGGGATCTTTGACCGCCTCGCTGAGATGGGCGTGAATGATCCCTTAGTGACTGCCTACTGGCAGGAATGGAAGGAACCATAATGGCCAAGAGCATCATACAGGCAGAAAAAGAGTGCTATATCTGCCGCCGCTGGTATGCCGTCAAGACCACCAGCGGGCTAGAGGAGCACCACGTCCTCAATGGGCCGCTGCGCAGCTTCTCCGAACGGCACGGCCTCAAGGTCTGGCTGTGTCACCAGCACCACAATGAGCCGGGCCTGAGCGCCCACCACAATACCACCTGTGCGCAGACCTTAAAGGCTGTTGCACAAGCGAAATATGAGGAACAGAACGGCCCCGGCGCACACGCTGCATGGATGGCCGCTGTTGGAAAGGACTATCTCAATGCTTAACGTTGTAGCAATTATGGGCCGCCTTGTGGCTGACCCTGAACTCCGCACCACCCCGGCGGGCGTGAACGTCTGCCAGTTCCGCATTGCCTGTGATCGCAACTTTGCCCGGCAGGGTGAGCAGCGGCAGGCTGATTTTGTGGATATCGTGGCATGGCGTGCACAGGCTGACTTTGTATGCAAGTATTTTTCCAAGGGCAGTCTGATTGCCATAAATGGCCGCATCCAGACCCGCAACTATCAGGACAAGAACGGCAACAACCGCACCGCCTTTGCCGTGGTGGCCGAAAACATCAACTTTGGCGGCTCCAAGGGCACCAGCAGCGCAAAGGTGGATGACGGCGGCGAGGCTGCACCGCGTTCTGAGGCATGGCCCAAGGCTGACCCGCCTGCCAACTATGGCGGCGTGGACGATTTTGCCGTGATCGATGACAATGACGATCTTCCCTTTTAATTCAGGAGGACAAGCAGGATGAGAAAAGACGGATATGTTGTGGTGCAGCCGTGGATGGTCACAGACTACAACCTCAACGGCAACAAACTCCTGATCTATGCCCTGATCTGGGGTTTTTCACAAGACGAACAGTCTTGCTTTTATGGCTCTGTCAGCTACATTGTGGAGTATTTCAAGCTGAGCAAGCGGGCTGTGCTGAACCTGCTGGCCGAACTGGAAAAGGACGGCCTGATCCGCAAATGGGCTGAACCGGTAAACGGCAGGCCCACAAACAGGTATGCAGCGCTTCGCCCGGCGGCGTGCGCTTCTGCGTCTGATGGGTGCAAAAAATGCACCGGTGAAGAAAATGCACCGGTGAACAATGTGCACTCTGATGGGTGCAAAAAGTGCACCTCTACCGGTGCAGAATGTGCACCCAAGAAAGAAAATAATAATAAAAGCGAGAATAAAGGGCCGTCCGCAACTCGTTTTTCACCACCTACGGTGGAGCAGGTCAGAGCGTATTTCCGGGAGCGTGGTGTCCCGCCCGCTGATGCCCAGACTGAGGCTGACAAGTTCGTTGACCGGTACGAGGCTAACGGGTGGATCGTGGGCAAAACCAAGATGAAGGACTGGAAAGCGGCAGCGCGTAACTGGCTGAGGAACCGGAAAGAGTGGGGCCAACCCGCTGCACAGCCTGCAACCCCGTATGGCGGGCGTACATGGGAGGATCTGTGATGGACGTGCAAAGCGTATTGATCGGCGCGCTGCTGATGGACGATCAGCTGGCACCGTATTCCCTGCCGGAGTTGAGCATTGAGCATTTCCGGCCTGAACTGCAGCCCACCTTTGCAGCCGTGCAAGGGTTCTGGATCACAAAGGGCCTGCTGGATATCATGCAGATCGCGGCAAAATACCCAGACCAAAAGCAAAACCTGCTGTCCTGCGTGGCCTCCTGTGAGAGTGAGTGCATCCGGCTGACCCGTGACCGCGTGGAAGAGTGGACGCGGATCATCATGGAGGATGCCGCAAAGGCCCGTTTCCAGAGCCTTGCCTTTAGGGCTGTGGATGCTGCAACCGCCTTTGATGATCTGCCGGATCTTTACCAGCAGATGGGGCAGGCGCTGGATATCCACACTGAAAAGAACGATTTTCAGAGCGTGGGCGATCTGCTGGATGATTATATCCGGCATTTGGACGAGAAACCCAAGTACATCCGCACCGGCCTGTCCAAGCTGGACGAAAACTTGCACCTCGTGCCCGGCAACTATTTCGTGATCGGCGGCAGACCAAGCGCAGGCAAAACTGCTCTGAGCCTCCAGCTTGCTGCTGGCATGGCCAAGCAGGGCAAGCGTGTGTGTTATTTCTCGCTGGAAACAGACCCGGCCACATTGCAGGCCCGTCTGATTGCCAACCAGCTGTATGCTCCTCTCTCGGCGGTCAAAAATAAAACGCTGTCCATGAACGAACTTGACCGGCTGGCCGATATGAAGCGCTGGCCGCTGTTCATCCGTTCCGCAGCTGGCAAGGGTGTGGCGTGGATCAAGGCACAGGCCCTCCGAATGAAAGCAGATATCATTTTCGTGGACTATTTGCAGCTGATCCATGAGCGTGGCAGCAGTGACCGGTACAATGCAATCACAGAGATCTCCATTGCGCTGCATGAACTGGCCCAGACAACCGGCATCCTCGTTGTGGCGCTGGCCCAGCTGAACCGCAACGCTGCACGGGCAGAGCCGTCCAACGCGGATCTGCGTGAATCCGGCCAGATCGAGCAGGACGCGGATGCCATTTTGCTGCTGTCAGCTGACGGTGACACCTATTTCAGCCGCCTGACCAAAAACAAAGAGGGCCGCGTGGGAAATGCCGGGCTGGAATTTGACAAGATGACGCAACGCTTTACCTGCGTGACCGCAAATTAACGAAAGGCCGCCCGGCGGGTCGCAAAGTCCTTGCATGGGCAAAGCTGCCGGAGCCATACGGAGGAAAATGAAATGCGTGTACTTATAGCTTGCGAGGAGAGTCAAGAGGTTTGCAAGGCTTTCCGAGCACGAGGACACGAGGCGTACTCGTGCGACATTCAGGAACCATCTGGCGGTCACCCTGAATGGCACATCCTTGGCGATGCTCTGTTGCCCCTGAGGGGGGGACAAGTCGAGACGATGGATGATAAAGGGCATTATATCGATGCTTGGGACTTGCTCATTGCACACCCGCCATGCACATACCTTTCAAACGCCGGAGCACGACACCTATGGAAAGGCCACCAGCTACAAGAGGACCGCGTAATGAAAGGAATTTTGGGACGCGACCTGTTTATGAGATTTTGGTGGGCGGACATCCCAAGAATATGCGTCGAAAACCCGGTCCCGAGCAAGGTGTTTTGTCTGCCAGAATATACGCAGATTATTCAGCCGTACCAGTTTGGACACCCGTACAGCAAGAAAACTTGCCTTTGGCTGAAGGCTCTGCCGCCACTGTTACCGACCGATATTGTGGAGCCAGTGGCTACATGGTGTCCGTCCGGCTCTTACGCACATAAGCATGATGAGCGCAACAAGGGCATGTTCACCACTGACCGCGCTAAAAATCGAGCAAAAACATTCCCCGGCATTGCAAATGCAATGTCTATGCAATGGGAGCCTAAATAGACAACGGAGGAGGATGCAGTCCGATGACCTATGAAGAAAAAAAGGAATGGTTACGGCGGTACCGCAAGGCCGCAAAGCTGGAAAAGATCAAGTTGGAAGAGGTAGAGCGGTACCGCACAGACGCGGAGCACATCACACAGGTGCTCTCCCCTGTTCCCGGCGGCGCTGGTGACGGTCAGGCGCTGCCCCGCTCTGTGGAACGCATTACGGACGCTATGCAGGAAGCCAACGCGCAGGTGATGAAGTGCCAGAGGATCTGCAAGGAGATCCTGAGCGTCATGAACCAGACCGTGGACATACAGGATTATGAAATCCTGTACCTGCGGTACATCGGTGGCAAGAAGTGGGAGCAGATCGCCGTCAAGATGGGCATGGATGTGAGCCGGGTGTATCGCCGCCACAAGCTGGCCGTCAAGGCGCTGGACATCCCGGAGTGCCAGTAAACGCACTGTTTTGAGGGCACTGCGCACTGTTTTGCACTGTTTTTGATGCAACGCGCACTGTTTTGCACTGTTTGACCTGTGATATTATTAGACTGCGAAAGCCGCAAGGAGCTGGACAACATCCAACACCCTGCGGCTTTTGTATTGCCCGGCTGCGACAGGGGAACACCTTACCGACCAACAGCCTGAATGTACCAGCCGGGCATTTTGCTTTGCTATCCAGCGGCACCGTCCGGGCCTGTACCCGGCGGGGCCTTTGAATAGACGCGGGTTCTGGACATCATCCCACAATGTGCATGGCAGCATAGCCAAGCGGTTTCCCTTCCATTCTGACCAGTAAGCTGCCGTTGCGGGCAGCTGTGCACATTCCATGCCGTTGTAGCTCAAGCAGAGCACCGTCCGGTCAGGGCGGGTCACGATGCCGGTGCAAGTCCGGCCAACGGTTCCATATTTACCACCCCCGGCCTCGTTTGTACCCCGGGGTCATTTTGTACCCTGCCCCCCTCCGCAAAGCACCCCCGCCCCTGCAAAGGCCCCCGGAGTGTGCCCGGCGGGGCACAAGATCTGCCTGCCATGCGCAGGCTTTTTGTCTGTCAGGAGGTGAACCGCATGGGCAACCCGCGCTATGCCAACGGCCAGCTGCGGCGGCGCAACCGGGCCCGGCTCCGGGCGATGGGCGGCGAATGCGGCATCTGTCACGGGCGTTTCGGTCCGATCCATTACGACGAACCTTCCGACGCGCAGCACCCGCTGTCCTTCGTGGTGGACGAGATCAAGCCGGTTTCCCGCTGGCGGGAGTTCGGCTACCCATCGGCGCGGGCCGCGGCAGAAGATTGGTCGAACCTCCAGCCCGCGCACTGGTTCTGCAATGCGCAAAAAGGCAACAAAACCGGTCAAAACGGCCCGAAATCGGGCAAATTCCTGCGCGTTCCGAAGGTTTCAGACGGCGACTGGTGAGGGGTGGGGAGAGGCCCCCTCCCACGCCCACGGCGACCCCTGTGCCGTCCAGCGCCGATTTACACACAGGAAAATTCTGAAAGGGGTGTCAGGCCATGGCGACCATGAAAAGCATCACGGCACGGGGCACCCGGCTGGACCAGCTCAAACAGCTGGCCAAGGTGCTGGCGGCGGGCATCGACACCTGCGAGGATTGCCGGGCCCTGCCCCAGCTGACCAAGCAGTACCGTGAGACCATCCGGGAAATTGAAGAGATCGAAGGAGCAGACAACGATGGCGACGAGATCGGCGAGATCCTCGCAGAGCGTGAAAATGATGGGAAGCCAGGAGCCGTCCGAACGCATCGCGCCGGAGTACCGGGCCACTGACGGGCCGGATGCGGTGCGCATCCTGCGGGCGGGCGGCACTGTGCTGGACCCGTGGCAGAGCGACATCCTGGACGACTGGATGGGCCGCACCGTGTCCGGCAAATGGACCGCCCCCACGGCAGGAGGCAGCGTGCCCCGCCAGAACGGCAAGAGCCTGCTGGTGCAGGGGCGGGCGGCGTCCGGCATGCTCATGTTCAATGAAACGGTCATCTACACGGCCCACCTGCAAAAGACCGCCACCGAGACCTTTGAGGAAATGCGGGCCTTTTTTGAGGGCCCGAAAATGCGCCGGTATGTTTCCGAGATCCGCACCGCCCTGGGCCGCGAGCAGATCATCCTGAAGAGCGGCGCGCGCATCAAGTTTCTGGCCCGCACCCGCAACGGCGGACGCGGTCAGCACGGCGACCTGCTCATCTTCGACGAGGCGCAGGAGCTGGACGAGACCGCACAGGGCAGCTTCATCCCGGCCATTTCGGCCAGCCTGAACCCCCAGACCATCTACGTCGGCACCCCGCCCGGCCCGGATGCCGTGGGCACCGTGTTCCGGGCCCTGCGCAAGCGGGCGCTGGAGGGCGAAGCCAAAAAGGCCGCGTGGTTCGAGTTCAGCGTGCCGGAGATCGGCGACGTGAAGGACCCCGCCCGCTGGGCAGCGGCCAACCCGGCACTGGGGCGGCGCATTCAGTGCGGCACTATTGAGGGTGAAAGCGAGCAGCTGGACCCGGACACCTTCGCCCGGGAACGTCTCGGCTGGTGGAGCCCGGTGGCCACCGAACATCTGGACTATGCCCTCGACCGCAAGGCGTGGGCAGCCTGCGCCAGCGAGGACGAAAAACCGGAGGGCAAGACCGCCTATGGCGTCAAGTTTGCCGCCGATGGCAGTTCCGTGTGCCTGTGCGGCGCGGTCATCCCGAAGGAGGGGCCCGCCCGCGTTTCTCTCATCGACCTGCGGCCCACCGGGCAGGGCCTTGCATGGCTGGCCGGCTGGCTGTGTGACCGGTACGGCAGGGCAAGCTGCGTGGTCATCGACGGGCGCAACGGCGTGGACGTGCTGGTGGAGCGCATCCGGGAAGTCTGGAAGGCAAAGAACGCGGTCGTCCGGCCCGGAGCACGGGACGTGATCGCCGCCGTGAGCCTGTTCACCAACGCGGTGAGCGAGGGCGGCCTGACCTGGTACGCACCCCAGACCGCCCTGAATGAGAGCGCTGTCACCGCAACCAAGCGCCCCCTTGCGGGCGGCTTTGGCTTTGGCGGCGAGAACAGCCTGCCGGTGGAAGCCTGCGCGCTGGCTCTGTGGGGCGCAAAGACCTGCCGCCGCGACCCTACCCGCAAGATGCGCATCGGCTGAAAGGAGCACCATGTTCGTCACCCTGAATTTTGGCCCGGTGGAGGGCCTGAGCGCGGAAGAACTGCAGCAGCTGCAGGATCTGGCCGACGCCTACAACTACCACCAGAGCCGCAACCGCCTGAAAGATAAATATTACGAGGGCCACGTCACCCTGCAGGACGTGAACCTTGGCATTGCCCTGCCGCAGGGCCTGCGCAACCTGGAAGTGGGCTGCAGCTGGGGCCAGAAGGCCGTGGACGTGCTGGCAGCGCGGAGCATGTTCGACGGCTTCGTGGGCACCGGCGGCAGTCTGGACAGCCTTGCAAAGCTGGTGGCCGACAACCGCCTTGTGGCACAGTACGCCAAGGCCTGCCGGGACGAGCTGAAATACGGCTGCACCTTTGCCACCCTGTCCGGGGACAACGCCATCGGCTGCAGCATCCGGTTCCACTCGCCTGCCACGGCAGCCGCCCTCTGGAGCGGCGAGAAGGGCCGCATCGACTGCGGCCTTGCCATCGTGGACACCGTGAAGGATGAGCACTTCGAGGGCACATGGCGGCCTTCCGTGGTCAACTTCTACACAGATGACACGGTCATTGTGCTGCATTCCAATGGCAGCTTCTGGACGGCGCAGCGCTACGCCCACAAGATGGGCCGTCCACTGATGGAACCGCTGATTTGGAACGCCACCAACTCCAAGCCCTTCGGCCGTTCCCGGCTCAAAAAGCCCATCCGCGCTCTGATCGACGATTACATCCGCACGGCAGCCAACGCCACCATCGCACTGGAATTTGCCACCACGCCCCAGAAGTACATCCTCGGCGTGACCGATGAGCAGTATGACGCCATCATTTCCAACAAATTCAAGACCTACATGGGAGCCATCATCGCCGCCACGGCCAACCCGGAGACCGGCGAGAACCCGACCCTGGGCCAGCTGGCACAGGGCGGCCTGACGCCTCATGTGGAGAAGATGCGGATGACCGCCACCCAGTTTGCGGCGGCCACCGGCCTGACCGTGACCGACGTGGGCGTTGTGAACGACGCCAACCCCACCAGCAGCGACGCCATTCTTGCCCAGAGCCAGACGCTGGTGCTTCTGGCCCAGCAGCTGAACACCGGCAACGGCGACGCGCTGCGCACCATTGCCTGCATGGCACAGGCCGTGGCACGGGACTGCCGCCTGGCCGACCTGACCGAGGAAGAGACCGGCATCATGGCCCACTTCAAGAACCCCGCCATGCCCAGCGTGGCCGTCACTGCCGACGCCGCCATCAAGATCGCATCTGCCCGGCAGGAGTTCGCCGGCACGGACACCTTCCTGGAGATGATCGGCTTTGACCAGGCGGACATCCGGCGTATCAAGGCGCAGGAGCAGCGGGCGCGGGGTGCACAGGTGTTGATGGAGATGGAAGATGAAACTGACACAAGCGGCGTGGGATGATTACATTTCCCGGCTCTCCCGGCTGAACCAGAAGGCCGGACAGCTCATGCGGGAGTACATGGACGAGCACCCGGAAGCCGACACCGACGCCCTCATCCGCTACGCCTACGCCTTTGTGACCAAGTACGGCGAGGGCAGCGCAGAGCTGGCCTGCCAGATGTACGACGCCCTGGCCGAGGCTCAGGGGGTCACCCTGCCCGCCGCAGAACCGGCTCCCACCGCCACCTACGGCGAGGTGACCGGCATGGTCAAGGCCACGCAGGACAGCCCGCGCAGCCTGCAGAGCGGCGTTTCCCGCATGGTCAAGCAGGCCGGTGCCGACACCACCACCCGCAATGCCATCCGGGACGGTGCGGAGTGGGCGTGGGTGCCCCATGGCGACGCCTGCCCGTTCTGCCGGATGCTGGCCTCCAACGGCTGGCAGCGGGCCAGCAAGAACCTGCTGAAGAAGGGCCACGCCCAGCACATCCACGCCAACTGTGACTGTGAGTTTGCGGTGCGGTTCAGCCGGGAGTTTGACGTCTCCGGCTACGACCCGGAAGAATACCTCCGGCAGTACCGGGAGGCGGGCAGCGATATCAACAACTGGCGGCGGATTGATTATGCGGCCAACCGGGAGCGCATCAATGCCCAGAAACGGGCGGCGTATGCGTCTCAGGCGTACCGAAAAGACAGAGGCGCAGTCAGCGAGATATCTCTGATTCGGCGTTCGGAGGAAGTCAAGCTCTCTGTAAGACAGGTTGAATCTTACAAAACGCCGGTTTATGTTTCAGACCAGGCAACAATAAAGCCGAAAGCTCTCCATAGAATCAATCAAAATACCGAAAAAGCGCTTTCCGACTGGGGTGTCAGCCTTGACCGGAAGCCCAAAATCATCGTTGTCGGCGATAACGAGCTGCGCGGCGCAGTCGGTATTTACGACCCGTGCGAGAACGTTGTTTATTATGCGGAAAGCGTTGGCAAAAAGACTGTTCAAGACGTTTCTGGTGGTTTCGGAGTAATCGAAGCTCACGAAATGTGGCACATGAAACAGGCCGAGGACTTCCGGCAGTCCGGCTGGGTTATCACCCGTGAAAACCGTGCAGAATATCTTGATGCCCTGTGCAAAAAGTGCAAAGGACGCATTGACAAACTGGGTATCACGCGCGATAATGTAAGAGAGTTAAGCCAATACGCAGCTGATATGTATTTAGGCGAACGTTTTGACGAAGTCGAAGCAGAATTCATGTCATTAAGGAGGCGAAAATAATGGTCATTCTGAAATACCCGGCGGATATTCAAAAATTGATTGATATTTTCGACCCCTACCGTGAAGCCATTTCGTCCAAACAATTTGACCAGATTCCACCTGAAGCGGTGGACGCATTCAACAAGTTCAAACAGTGGTCTTGGGAACAAGACCAGTAATCCAACCACGATGCACCCGCACCGTGGTTTTTTGTTGCCCATTTTCAAGCACTGTGCAAAAAATGCACGGTGCTTTTTTCATGCCGTCTTAGCTCATTCAGGAAGAGCGCCGGTCTCCAAAACCGGAAGCGGGAGGTTCGATGCCTCCAGACGGTGCCACGCAGCGGGCGGTGCGTACCCCGCCCAAGACCAAATACTGACAGCGAACAGTGTATAAAAACTGTGGTCACACAACCTGAAAGGAGTTTCCACCATGAAACGCGAAGATGTGAAGAACAAGATCCCCGGCATTACCGACGAGCAGCTGAACTGGCTCATGCAGGAGAACGGCGCTGACATCAACCGGGAGAAGTCTGCCGCCACCGCCCTGCAGACCCAGCTGAACAACGTGAATGCCCAGCTCAAGACCGCGCAGGACGGCCTTGCCGCCTTTGACGGCAAGAAGAAGCCGGAAGAGTACGAGGCCGAGCTGGCCAAGCTGCAGGCCGACCTGAAGGCACAGGCCGATGGCTTTGCCTTCGACAACGCCCTCGACACTGCCATCCTCGGCAAGAAGGGCCGTAGCATCAAGGCCGTGCGTGCCCTGCTGGACGTGGACAGCCTGAAAGGTTCCGCCGACCGCACTGCCGACATCGCCAAGGCGCTGGACGAAGCTGCCAAGGCGAACCCCTGGGCCTTTGGCGAGGACACCCCGACGCCCGCACCCGCGCCCGGTTATCCTGTCCTGCCCGGCGGCGGTGAACCGCGGCACCTGCCCAGCGAGAAGGACGGTGTCACCGCCGCATTCATGGACCGCAACCCCGGTTTGAAAATCTGACAGCCGTGCAGCAGCACGGAGAAAGTGAGTAATTTTTATGGCACATGCAAATCAGGAACGTTGGGCCACTCTGGTGGACGCAAAGCTGCGCAACCAGCTGGTGACCCGTGATAACCTCATCTTCAACAGCCGCTACGAGGGCGACCCCACCTCCGGCAAGGTCAAGATCCCGGTCCGTGACACCGAGGTGGCCGTCAAGGAATACGACAAGGCCAACGGCATCGCTGCCGAGGCGGGCACCACCACCTATCTGGACCTGAACATCGACCACGACGAGGCCGTGAACGAGCTGATCGACGGCTACGACGCCGACAGCGTGCCGGATGACATCGTGGCCGACCGTCTGGACAGCGCCGGTTACTCTCTGGCCCTGTCCATCGACAAGAAGTCCATTGCCGCGCTGGAAGGCGCGACCGGTGCCACCATCAGCGCCACCAAGACCGCCGCCACCGAGAGCAACGCCTATAAGCTGGCGCTGGAGGCCAAGCGCGTGCTGGGCCGCAAGGGCGTGCCCGCCGAGGGCCGTTTCCTCATCGCATCCCCGGAGTATCTGGAGGTGCTGATGCTGGACGAGCACTATATCAAGCAGGGCGACCTGTCGCAGGAGCTGGTGCAGCAGGGTGTTGTGGGTCGCATTGCGGGCTTCAATGTGTTTGAATCCAACAACATGGATTACGAGAGCACCACCCGCGTGACCAGCAAAAAGACCACCACCGAGTTCATTGCCGGTCACCCCAACTGGTGCCACCGCGTGATGGAGTGGCAGGTAGCCATCCATCTGCAGGACCTGTCCGGCTCCGGCAAGTACATCGGCGCATCCGCTGTGCAGGGCCGCAAGGTGTACGGCCTGAAGGTCTCCAAGCCCCAGACCCTGTACATCAAGCGCACCGAAGTGTAACGGGGTGCCTCATGACCTATGCCGAAGTGTTAGATGTGGAAGCCGGGTTCCGTGCCCTCTCCAAGGACGAACAGGAGCGCTGCAGCGCTCTGCTGAGCGAGGCGGCGGTCATCATCGACGCCTACAACCCGGACGCCGGAGAGGACGCAAAGCGGCTCGTTTCCTGCCGGATGGTGCGCCGCCAGCTGGGCGAGAGCGACAGCGAGGGCGGCGTCAGCTTTCCCGTGGGTTCCACCCAGGGCACTGCCACGGCGCTGGGCTACTCCCAGAGCTGGACCATGAGCGGCGGCTCTTCGGGTGAGCTGTATCTGTCCAAGCTGGAAAAGAAACTGCTGGGCGTGGGCAGCCGTCTGGGGGCCCGCAGCCCGCTGGAGGACTTATGTTGAAAGGCATCGACGTCACCCTGTACGAAAAGACCCAGACCGGCACCGACGAAGCCGACGCCCCGGTCTACGCCGAAACGCCGGTCACCGTGCACAACGTGCTGGTGGGCGAGCCTTCCGCCGAGGAGATCACCACCGAGCTGCAGCTGACCGGGCGGCGGCTGGCCTACACGCTGGCCATCCCCAAGGGCGACGCCCACGACTGGAACGACGTGCAGGTGGAGTTCTTTGGCCAGCGCTTCCGCACCTGCGGTGGCGTTGTGCAGGGCATCGAACGCATGATCCCCCTGTGCTGGAACAAGAAAGTGCAGGTGGTGCGCTACGAGTAAAGTCCGTTTCGAGCTGAACCGCGCCGGGGTGCGTGCCCTGATGCGCAGCCCGGAAATGCAGGCCGTGCTGAAGGCGCGGGCCGACACCGTGAAAGACCGCTGCGGCGACGGGTACGAGGCCTATGTGGCCGCCACCCGCGCCGTGGCCGTGGTGGAGACCGCCACCCCGCAGGCCGTTGATGACAACTCTGCCCACAACACCCTGCTCAAAGCAACCTCGACTGCACACAGCATTGAGGGCGTGCATCACCACAAGCGCCTGAAAGACTGCCGGGCCATCCGCTACAGGAGGAAGAAATGATCGAAGAAACCATCCGCAGCTTTCTGGCCGAGCGGCTGGACGTGCCGGTCCGGCTGAGCGTGCCAACCCCGGCCCCCGCCCGCTTTGTGGTGGTGGAAAAGACCGGCTCCGGCTATGAGGACGGCATCTACAGCGCCACCATCGCGGTGCAGTCCTACGGGCCCGCCGCCACCAGCCACGACGGCACCCTGGATGCGGCCAAGCTCAACGAGCTTGTCAAGGCCGCCATGCAGGACGCCGACAACCTGCCGCAGCTTGTGCGCTGCGACCTTTATTCCGACTACAATTTCCCCGACACCACCCGAAAACGACCCCGCTATCAGGCCGTTTTCGGCGTGGTGCATTACTGATCGAAAGGAGCCTTTTTTATGGCAGATGCAAAGAACGTGACCGCCGCCAAGCCCAAAGTGGGCGGTGCCATCTGGCGTGCCCCGCTGGGCACCC